ACTATCAACAGATAAAGATTATGGAAAAGTAAGATTACTTACTAGTCCTCGCGATTTGACCGATGTTTTCGGCGTACCGAATTTTAAAATCGATTCAAATAACAAACCTATTCATGGTGCTGAGCAAAATGAATATGGCTTACTAACTGCTTACAGTTATTTAAACAAAAGTAACCGCGCGTTCGTGCTTCGTGCAGATCTTGATTTAGATCAATTAGATTCAAAAACAGCTATCCCAACTGGTACACCAGAAAACAATTCATTTTGGTTTGACACTGCAAGTTCGCATTGGGGTATTTTTGTATGGAATTCAGATTCTGCCACAACTGCATCTGGACAAACATTTGCAAATGTTATTCCAACTGTAATTACAGATAGTACTAAAATAGATGATCTCAGTGGAGGTCCTCGCAACACTATTGGAACTTCTGGAACTTATGCAGTTGTTGCAGTATCATCACTAGTATCATATTGGTATAAATCAAAAGCATCAGGTACATGGGTTGAACTTGGAAGTGATGAATGGGTAAACAGCTTACCTGCTGCAGAATCAACAATTTCTGAACTTAATTTTTCATCTGATCTTGATCCTGCATCAGATTCAGTTGTAATTAACAGTTACTCAGCATTTTCTGGTTCAACATTACAAGAAATAGCAGATGCAATCAATGATGCAGCTATTGCTGATGGTATATCAGCAACTGTATCAAACCACAAATTGCAATTATATACATCAGGTACTGATATTGATTTACGAAATACTCCACTAGCAACTGCTCAAAAAATAGGTATTGCTCAAGCAATATATGTTGCTCCTGCAATTCATATTTCAAGCCATTTAGATATACCTTTGTTTAAACGCAAAGACTTACCTAATACTGCAATCGGTCGTCCAAGTGGATCTATTTGGATTAAAACAACTGTTACAAATAAAGGTGCTGATTGGAACGTTAAACGTTATGATTCAACAATTAAATCATGGGTTAGCTTTACAGCTCCAATTTATCAAAACAATCAAACTGCAATTAACGCGCTTGATACAACTTATGGTGGTTTAAACATTGCTGGAAATTCAGTATATGTAAAATACAATGCAATGGAATCTAATACACTGTATGCAAATTTCAAATTGTATCGCCGTACTGCAGCATCTGTGACTAAAATTATATCTAAAAAAATCACAAGACTTGCGTTACCGCATGGAACATTCAATATTTCTATTGCTGAAAGTGTTCCTGGGTCTGCACAACTAATTTCAAGATATGTACAGATTAATATTCCATCATTTGCATCAACAGATTCAGAAGCAGTTGTAGTTCAAGCAATTCTTGATGAACTTGAAACAAAAATCAATTCAGCTCCGACAAATTTTGATACATCAGTTGAAGCAAGTCGTTTAGACGGAAATAAACTAGTAATCACCCATAAAACAGGTGGAGAAATTATGTTTGTTGATGATCCAGATCATCCAACAATTGCTCAATTGTTTGATTCTACTAAAACAGCAAACTTCTATAACCATCCAGATGGCCAATCAGGACATTTCCTTGCTTCATTATGGTCTGAATATGGTGCAGATAGATCATCTTCATTCATTGTACCAAGTGATACAGTACCAATGGGTAATGCATCAGATGGTTTACTATGGTTTAATGGAGACGTGTCTGATGTTGATATTATGGTTAAAGATAGCAATCGTTGGGTTGCATATCGTAACTATGATCATGGACAAGGCATAGGCGCTACAAACAAAAAAGGACCAATTATTAGTGCATCTAAACCAACTACACAAAATGATGATGATAAATCATTATTAGTTGAAGGTGATTTATGGATTGATACTTCTGATAAACAAAATTATCCACAGATTTACAAATGGATCAATTTTACTAAAAAATGGGTTAAAATTGATGTTACTGATCAAACAACTGAAAATGGAATTGTATTTGCTGATGCACGTTGGAATACAAATGGTGTATCACCAGAACCATCAAAAATTGAAGAATTATTAGGTGGAACTGAAGCTGAATTATCATTAGAAGAAATTGAAGCTGCTAACTTCGTTGACTTTGATTGCCCAGATCCTAAATTATATCCAAAAGGATGTTTATTGTGGAATCTTCGTAGAAGTTCAAACAACGTTAAGCGTTATCATAAAGATTATGTTGACACTAAAGAACATAATATTCGTTATGGTAATGAAAACATGACAGATTACTTCCCAGATCGTTGGGTAACTGAATCACAAAACAACGAAGATGGTTCAGGAGCGTTTGGTCGCAAAGCACAACGTAAAGTAGTAGTTCAGGCATTACAAAAAGCAATCAATTCAAACACCGAGATTCAAGATACAGAAGGTAAATTATTCAATTTAATTGCATGTCCTGGATATTCAGAACTTGTTGGTGAAATGAAAAAATTAAATTCAGATCGTGGACAAACTGCATTTGTTATTGGTGATACTCCTGCAAGATTAAAACCAGATGCAACTACATTGTTAAACTGGGGTACAAATGTAAAAGGAACTTCAGAAGATGACGAAAATGGTTTAGTTACTGCTGATCCATATCTTGCATTCTTTTATCCATGGGGATATGACAGTGACTTAGAAGGACGCAATGTCGTTGTTCCACCAAGTTATATGGTTCTTCGTTCATTTGCAAGAAGTGATGCATCAAGTTTCTTATGGTATGCACCAGCAGGAACACAACGTGGTTCAATTGATAACGCAACTGCAGTTGGGTATATTGATAGTAATGAAGAATGGCAAACTGTTGCATTTAACACTGGACAACGTGATACATTGGCGCAAATTAAAGTAAACCCAGTTACTGCTATTGCTGGATCAGGGTTAGTTATTATGTCTCAATACACACGTTCGCCAGATGTATCGGCATTAGATCGTATCAATGTTGCTAGATTAATTGCTTATTTACGTCGTCAATTTTTAGTATTATCAAGAGGTTATTTGTTCCAACCAAATGATGATGCAACACGTAAACAAATCAAACACGCTGCAGAAAGTATGTTACTTGAATTACAAGGACAACGTGCGATTTACGACTTCGTTGTAGTTTGTGATACAACAAATAATACTCCAACGAGAATTGATAACAGTGAATTACATCTTGATATTGCAATCGAACCGACAAAAGCCGTAGAATTTATTTATATACCAATGCGGTTATTGAATACTGGTGAAGTTAAAACTATTGGTAAATAATCGGAGAATAATACATGTCAATATCATCATTATCAAACTTTTCAGTACCTATTAACGGAAAAGATAATACAGGCTTATTAATGCCTAAATTAAAATATCGTTTTAAAATTATCTTTGACGGATTAGGCGTTGAAAAAGATACAACAGAACTAACTAAACAGGTTTCAAAAGCTTCACGTCCTAACGTGAAATTTGAACCTAAAGTAATTGACGTTTATAACAGTAAAATCAACTATGCTGGAAAACCAACATGGGAACCGATTTCTGTTACTATTCGAGACGATGCAGGAAACACAGTAAACAGACTTATTGGTCAACAAAATCAAAAACAATTTGATTTCTTTGAACAAAGTTCTGCAGCTGCTGCGGGCGATTATAAATTTAGAATGACCATTTACGTATTAGATGGTGCTAACAATAACAACTATTCTGAAGCTAACATTTTAGAAACTTGGGAATGCTATGGTTGCTATATTGTTTCATCAACATTTGGCGAATTGACTTATTCTGATGCAAGCCCTATGGAAATCCAAATGTCAATCCAACCTGATAACTGTATTCAAACATCAGGCGGAGCAATTGGATCTACAGAAACACAACGTCCAGCTATTACTCCATTACCACAGCTTATGGGCGGTGGACCTGTTTAATAGAACAAACTATAAAAAGCCCGTGTTATACGGGCTTTTTTATGACTATTTAACTACATACCTTTTTAAATAGATAAATATATGTATGTCATTTAGCCCTAACTCTTATTTAATAGCTGATCCTGTAGAACATATTCGTTGCCAACAACATGCATCGAGAACATTTGTTGACGATAGTTTCAGACTATTACCAAAAACTAAATTTTTATACCATGTTGCTTTTAATATCAACTGGACTGCATTAAATCTTAAAAATATTGATACTCAAACAATATTATCGTTAAAAGAAGAAATAAACTTACTAGTGAAGTCAGTTGACTTGCCGTCATATACAGTAAGCCATGATGTTTTAAATCAATATAACAGAAAAAGAATAGCACAATATCAACATAAGTATAACGAAATCAATATATCATTCCACGATGATAATATGGGTCTTATAAACAAGTTATGGCAAACTTATTACAAATACTACTATGCTGATCCTACTTCATCAAATGTAAAAGGTGCATATAAAAAGAATGCAACATTATCATCATCAAACATTAAATCTCCATATGGTTATGTTGGCCATGTTCCTGCATTTTTTAATTATATTACTATCTATCAAATGGCACGTCACGAATACGTTAGCTATAAATTGATAAATCCAGTAATAACACAATGGAATGGTAATAAACTTGCATACGCTGATGGAAATTCTCATCATTTTGATTTTAAAATAGCATACGAATCAGTATACTATGATGTTGGATTTACTAATTCTGGACAAATGGAAGGATTTGGTGCGGTGCATTATGATTACACTCCATCACCGCTATCTTCATTATGGCCACAGAATTCATCAATGTATGCATCGTTTGCAGCAAATACAGCTTTTGGAGCATCGTCTACACTTACTGCTCCAGTATCATCAGATGCTGTAACAAAGACTGCATCAGGTACTGTATCAAATTTAGTTTACTCACAAGCAACTACTAATACTAATTTACAAGGAGTTTCAGTGCCAACTGCAACTACAACTCCAACTACTGTAGCAACACAAGTGTCTACTGGTACTACACCAGCAGCAACAACTGTGACTACACCATCGCCAACTTATACAAACTCATTATAATCATATGACTATTACATCAAATTTACCACTTACTCCACAAACACAATATCAAGAATTAAAACAGTTCTTTGATCAATTTTTTATTGATGATGTTACATTTCCAAGTGATCAAATTGATGCAGTAGTAGGGTTTTTTCAACGTAGAGGGTTTGATACTGAAAGTGCAAGATCAATTACTATCATGTTGTTAAATCAAGCTAGAAATGAAAATATAAATGTCTTTGAATTATTAGATACATTAAAATCTGTACCAGCTGTTCAGCTAACACATGTAATAGCACAAATATTAAATTCATATCGAGAAAAAACAAGTTTACTTGGCTATCGTGTTAAACCTACTAATAATGTATATGAAATACGGAATATAATAGCATGAGTAGTAGAAAATTTGCCAAAGGACCGTTTAAATTTAAACACCCTGACAAATACATAGGAACTAAAATACCATATTACAGAAGTTCATGGGAAATGACCTTTATGAACATGTGCGATACTAACCCTGCAGTACAAAAATGGGCAAGTGAAGCAGTAACTATTCCATATAGAGACCCACTAACTAATCGCAATACCATTTATCTACCTGATTTTTTTATTCAATACGTAGATAAAAATAATCACATACATAATGAATTGATTGAAATAAAACCTGCAAGTCAGCAAATATTAGAACGTGTAGGAAAAAACAAATACAATC